TCGTTATATCCACCTTTACCTACAAGTTTAGTTGCCCATCCACTAGCACCTAAAGATTTTATAGCGTTAGCAGCTTCTTTTAAAAAATTTTTGAATGATTTCAAAATATACCTATAAGTATTGCTTATATGTATTTAGTGATCTAGGAGTAATGGAAATCCCTATCTTTTTTCTTATCTTTTAATTTAGAGCCTCTCTGGCGTTTTTCGCCAGTTTCTCCATAACCATCTGGATGTTTACCTGCTTTTGCTTTTCCTATATCATCAGGTTTTCTTCCACTCTTATCAGTGTAGTGCAATTTAGCACTCTTACCTGCTTTTTTAGTAATAATAGACTCCTGACCATACTTATTACCAAATTTTCTCATAGTCTTGCCAAACTTTCGTTTTGACATTCCTTCTGGTCTTGTTGTATGGTAAGAAACTTCACGAGCATCAGAACCATCATCATACTTATACTTACCAGTTGATTTTTTAAATCCAATACCTTTTCTTTTTAAATCACCTTCAAGTTTTTTTCTCTTTTTACGATTTTCACCCTCATCATCTCCACGATCTGGAGATATATGTCCAGTATCATGGGTTTCTGATTTACTAAGTGATCTTGATAGACCACCCTCACATAATATTAAAAATTCTTGGAAAGTTCTCATTACGCTAAGGCAATTGCTCTAAAGTCTTTTAATCTAACAGGAACACATTCGTTCGTGGATGCCATTACTATCTTGATAGTAAATCCACTAAATTGCTCCAAATCATTTATAGTGAATTGATATTCTGAGAAATCATTCAAACCATTTGGTTTAACATAAGCATCTGGTCTACCATCATTTAAATTAACATCAACAATTTCATCACCAAATCCATCACCATCAGTATCAACTAGATTCTTATATCCAGGGAATGGTCTATATCCTTGATTAACTTCAGTTGAATCTGCAGTAAACAATCTATAGTATGCTCTGAAATCTGCTTCTGGTTGACGATTAGCACCAACTAAAACTTTTATTGAAGTTGCAGGTTGCTTAAGATTAACTCTATTGGAAACAAAAATTGATCCATGAGCATCCCCACTTAATGTTGTAGTTGCAGCATCGGTAGAATAATTATCCTGTCCAACTGGATTATTAATCTTATTTCTACCTAATATAAAGGTTGCATTTTTAATATCCAATACAGGAGATAAGTTCTTATCATTTGTAGTCATATCAACTTTCAAAGTCAAAGATTTATTCTTGGGTAAAGTTGCTAATCTTTCAGATTCATTAACCTTAGATGCAACCATTCTTGGTGTTGGGAAGAATGTTGTTTCATTAAGAATAGTAGGTTCAAATCCTTGATCTAAGAATGACACCTCATTACCATTTGCACTCGTTCCACTTACTGTTCTCACAGAAGCACTTGCACGAGTTCCTTTTCCTGGTGTTATAATATTAAATCGAGGTGATAATGTACTAAACTGATGATTCTGAGAAACATCTACAGTTAATCCACCAATCGATCTCTGATCAGTGAAACATAACATATTTTTACCACTAACTCTATCATTAGTTCCTCTATCAATTTCTAAGTAGTAGTTGTCTATGTTAGAAGATGATTTTAGAATTGTATTTGTAGGTAGATTAAATGTAGTATTAATACCTGCTAATGGGAATCCGTTAATTTCATATGGTTGAATTATTGTATCTTCTGGATGCTCAACTGCAGAAGAACCTTCAACTCCCCTAGTAATGTTAAGTTGACCTTCTCCAATAACATAATTAACAATCTCAGAACCTAATAACGCTTCTCCTCTATCAGTAGTAACTCCAGCAAATCTAGCAAATGATGATGTACTTGCAACTGATACAAGTGTTGCATCTTTTGCCAAATCTGATTTAGTTACTGTAGAAATTGTATCAGGATCTATACCTTTAATGCTAACTAGATTATTTGCACCGTGATGTGCGTGATTGGGTTGAACCACTTCTATGACATTACCAGCATTGATATCACTTGTAGGAACAGAATCTGCTGCTACAGTTATAGCAGTTCCACCACTATCTACAAGAGCAGTTCTAGTATCATTATTTGCACCATAATGAATTAATGCTTCATTAGTTATGAAATTCTCACCTTGAACATCTGTTAGGTATAAAGTATCTGGTGTTGCTGCTATAGAAGCAATTGTGAATTTCGCACCAGCACCACTTGTATACTTACTATCTGTCTCATCAATAGTAAGAACATCGCCAAGACAATATCCAGAACCTGCTTGAGAAGAAGAAGCATCAATACCTGTAATTACACCATCAGTAAGTGTTAATGTTGCAGTAGTACCGCTACCATTACCAGTTAATGTCTTTAATTTAACTCCATTTAAGTTACTAAATGCATATCCAGAACCACCAGAAACACGAGTAATTGCACCAACTCCAGGATTAAGTGGTGCTGCAACTTTCTCTACTATACCAGTAATACTATCATCTTCTCTATCTCCAACACCACCACTACTAATCTTTCTTCCAACAGCAACATTTGCTGCAATAGCACTACCACTTAATCCAAGTTTTAATTTTCTAGGAAGTGTTCTAATAGGATTATCTGATAATATCTGAGTATTTTCATTACCTGCTTCAACTGGAGTGTTATAGAATGTAACTGTACCAGAAGGAACAAATGCTGCTTTGTATAGTGTAAATGTTAGATCTTGATATTGACTTGGAGTCCAAATACTTCCATTTTGAGATTTAAATAGACTACCACCAATGTATTGCTTACCGACAACAACACTTTCTACATCAGGTAGATTTTCAGTCTTAACAGTAGTCTGCCCCATTGTTGCACACCACATTGTATATAAATCAGATCCAGGTGATAAGAATACTAATGCATATTCTCTACCTGCCTCCAAATAAATTGGAGATGGGAATTTAATTCTAGTAGCAATAGAAGCATCCTCTGAAGTTTGTATATCATTTGGATTAATTGCTACTTGAGCATAATCTTGTACAAGCCAAGTTGTTGGTGTACCTAATTCTACAGTTCTAAGTTCTACAAATACTTTAGCGTTTGGATCTTTTGTTGCAAAGTAAACATCAAATGAAGTTAAGAATGCACCAGTTTCATCGACAGTAAATGACTGTGCTAAAGGATCTCTATAAGGTGCTGATATTCTTTCAGTATCAGATTCGGTATTAACACTAACCGAAGTTGTGATTGAATTTGGTTTTTGTGCAGGTGCAGGTGGATTCCTAACACCAACAGTATTTGATACTTGGGTTAAAATAGTTCCAGTAGCATGGTAGCTTGCAGAAGCATCGCTAGCTAATGCAGTACTTCCTGGAAGTACTGTTGTTCCTACGGAAGCAGCAGTTAATTTAAAAGTCTTTGTTCCAGTCCTAAACAATGTTGCTGGTTTTGGTAATGTATTTGCATTTCTAAAATGCATTGCACCTAAACAATCTCCCCAATTATCAGAGAATAATCCAGCGTTTGTGATTGTAGCTGTTGCACCACTAGTATTACCTATTAGATGGAATCCTTCTTGCATCCATCCATATAAGTTGGTTCTATTAGCAAGTTCATTTATATCACAATTAAATAATTTAGATGTAGCAGAATATGAATCTGATGGTGCTGGTCTTGAACTATCGAATATATCAACCTGATAAGTTTCAGTAGTTCCACCAACAACACTTATACTACTTGAGGTCACAGATTGTTGATGAGTTAGGATTGATCCTGGATCGCCAGGTATGGGAACACTACTACCAACTCCTCCAGATAATGTTTGTAAACCATTAGAATCCGTAGTAGTCTCTTCAAGTATAGGAAGTCTAATAACACTAGTATTACCAAACTTGTGGTTTGGTGGCATTGCCATAACTTTTCCTATTGGTAAACCTAGAGCATTGTGTATCCAAACCTCTTCATAATTCTGGAAAGAACCAGAATTCATTTGAATTTCAACAACTTTAGGTGTTATGTCAGGAGCTTGACTATCAAGATATGCATAATGCTTTGTACTTGGTTTCAATCCATTTGCACTAAATGCAACATCCCTAGTACGCATAAATGGATCAGTTTGTCCACTTATTTTAATACTCTCAACATAATCAAACTCTCTACCTGAATTTTCTAATGTATTAGTGAATGAAGTTTCTACAGTTCTAGTTGTAGTCGTAGTTCTAGTTGTAGTAATATCTCTATGATTACCTTCAAATACCTGCTGATTAGCACCAATTTCAACTTCAGTTACATCAACTTCAGTATTTGATTCACTCGTATCAGAAACCACATTTTGCTGTTCAGCCCAAGTTGCACCTGTAGATTCTATTCTGTGTGTTCCCTCAACATAGATTGTTCTAGTCCAATTATCAGATGGTGGATCAAGAATAATACCACCAACATATACTATAACTTCAAATGGGTTAATATTTTCAACTTGAGATGCTTGTGGTTGTTCAATCCATTTAACTTCATCAAAATCTAATGTTAATATATCTCCAGTTTTTCTGCAGTTAGGATCTAAAAGTTTTAAGTTAGATGAAATATCTACAATATTCTGATCCACAGAAGGATCAAACGCTAATTGAGCAGGAAGTGACCAGAAATCAACAGCACTAATTAATTCCTTATTAACAACATCAACTTCACATCTAGATCCTTGCTCACGATTGAAGTTAATAAAATCTCTATTTTTGAAATCATTTACAACAAATCCAGTCTTAAATCTATCTAATCCATCAGCATCAGTAACTGATAGTGATTTAGTATCCAATTCAAGAGCAGTAAGAGAAGTCATTACCTCTAAATTAGTAACTCTCTTCTCAATTTTACCAATATCTCTCATGGTAAATCTTCTATTATCATATAACTTGATCTTAGGACCAGTTATTGGATCATAAAGATATGGTGGAAGTGTAATTTGAGCAACTTCCATAGAATCACCAACCTCAGTAGGTGGTGCTGGATTTTCAGCAGAAACTCCTTTAATAAGTTTAACTTGTTCAAACTTATTAATTACTAGTTTATCAATTCTTGGTAGATAATAAGTATATCCAACAATTGATGCTTCATCTGGAGCAACAACATATCTGGTTGTTGTTTCAAAACTTCTTGACGAAAACGCAAATGGAGATGCACTAGTTGTTGGGTCAAATTCATTAACTCTTGGTCTGAAATCAAGAATATCAGTAGTTCTAGTTCTTCCTATACTTGGCACATCATTAGTGTACCTGTCTTTAGTATATGAATTTGCAGTGAATAAATCACCATTATTTCCACTTTGAACTTTATACTTATCAAATATAACAAGTAATCTCTTAGAAGGAGCACCTGCATTTGCCTTTCTAACTATCTTAGAATAATCAGAATACTGTTTCTTATGTCCCTTATCTAATCTATAATTAGATGTTCTATTCACATAGTTTCCAGGAACTACTTTTTGAATATTTGCCTCTATATTAGACTCTTTAAAATTAACTGTCTCACCAGGTGAGAATGTATTTCCATTAAGATATACAAAATCAATCTGATTAGTAGCAGGTCTATTTACAATCTGACCTATTGCTCTACTCTTCTGACCAATAACTTTTTCGCCTACAATTGAGTTTGTATTTAATGCTAATCCTTCTACAAATGTTATTCTATCTAAACTTGCAATATTTTGATCCTTAGATTCATATATTGCAAGAATCTTTACTACATCAGGAACATTTAGTGATATTTCTTTATCTTCAACTCTTAGACCATAGAACTTACTTTGAGTTAATTGTGCATTAGTTGACACACCTACAGTTCTTGTTACTTCTACTTGATTACTTCTAACATAATCTTTAGATTTACTTGTAAGACCTATTTTTCTTAATGTAGTATTAATAGTTACATTTGCACTATTCCTAGAAAGACCTGTAAATACTAAATCATTTCCATCATTAGTAATAGTAACTTTATCTGAACTTAGTTTTTCTGGTATTCCATCAACATCATAAATGATAGAATATCTTTCTTGATCAAATGTTTCAAAGAAAGCACTTGTAATACCAATTGCATCACCATCTCCAGATCCATCTAAAGCATCTTGAGTTGTTAATGTAACACTACCACTAGCAGAAGTTGTCTTTCCTGTTATCTGACGAGATATTGAAAGAGTTGAATTTGATAGATCAACTGTAGAAATATTTCTCTTTGGTAATTTAGCATATAATCCAGAATTATTAAAATTAAGAATTCTAGGTGATTTAATACGGAATATTCCAGAAGTTGTTACACCAGAACAAATCTCTCCTTCATTAACACCAGTTGCAATACCTACTGGTTTAAGTCCTAATGAACTACCATCAGCAGATATTGAATCTATTCTATTATAAGTTTCAAATTTAGGTGTTTCGGTTTCTGTTGTATATCCAACAATAGTATCAGTTTTTACTCCAACTTGACCAGAAAATCTTCTCTTTGGTGATGTTGCAGATCCATTATCTCCAGTAGTATCTCCAACAATTACTAATTTATCAAAACCAGAGAAATTTGGTAGAACTCTATCATATAGAATAGCATCAGCAGCAAATGGAGTTAATAATTTATTACTTGAAAGTGTCTTAGCATCTTGATATACAGATTTAATATCATCTGTAGTATAACTGGTAACTTTAATTACTGAAGAATTTGCTGCTATATCCTGCTCATTAAATTTTAACTGCTCTCCTTGAATAAAGGTTCCTGATGTTTGTGATAATACTAATTCAGTTGCATTCGTCCCAACAACATAACCAGTAGCTCCACTACTTAAACCACGAATATATGTTGATATTGGTGCAATATCAGTAATTGTACCTGGATTAGTTATTTCAAGATAGGTATATGTTTGTATATCATATAGGTATAAATCCCATACAGTTGCTTGGAACTCTGTTATTGTCCCAGATGCAACCCCATCAGTAACACCATACCAATAAACACGAGCCTCACCAACTTTTGCTCCATGAGTATCGGTAGACTGACTTTGTGCTTCTACTGATCTTATTCTTCTACTATAAAGACCGATAGTATTAGCACCACCACTTTCGGATGATCCAATATTAATATATGGAGATCCATGAGCATTATTAACTCTTAGCAAACTACCCATTCTAAATGGAATAGGTGATGACTTAATACTCTTTGTATCTCTTGGTTTGTCTATATCTAAAACAGTTGTTCCTGGTAGATTTACATCAAACCCTCTAACATATGCAGTTCCTGGTGACAGTTTAATGCACATTGTATCTTCTGAAGGATCATTACCTTCATCAGTTTTTTGTCCTTCTGCATATAATCCATCAGAACCAATCTCATCATTCAATGAATTTTGAATATTTACTCTGAATGGATTTACTGCGTAGTTACCAGATTCATCATATGTTCTTTTAGCAAAATATTTTTTAATCTCTGAATATACAGACTTATCCTCTAATTTCTTTATTTCACCATTTCTTACTCTTAATAATTCTACAAAATTAGTATCATTATAATCTAATAATGCTTTTTTAGTTAACTTAACTGATATTCTAAATCTGTCTGCACCAGGTGCGGCAAAATTAGTAAATCCTTTAGCATTATCATTAAGTGATTGATCGTCATTAGCATTAATAACTTGCTCTAATACTTCAAATCCAACTCTATATGATGGTTTATTATTATATGGTTCTAAAACAACAAGAGATTTATTTACATCTACAAATGTACCTCTTATAAAATATACACCTTTATCAACACCAGCAGCAGATCCAATAGCAGTAGCATCTTCAGATACTAGTGTTAAAACAGATTCTCCAGCATTTAATGTAGTATTACCATATGTAATATTCTCTTCAAGTGTTAATATCTCTTCATTTGGAAATGGTGTACTTTCTTTACTATCTCCAGATGATTTGTATTTAACAAAGAGAGTGATATCATCAACACCTTCAGATGGTGGTAAGATATAATTTTTAATAGTTCCTACTATTTGAGAATTTTGTCCACGGACTAAAGTTCCCTTACCATCATTATTATTAATTATTGCATCAAGATATACAGTAATATCAATACCTAAATGATCTGGATTTACTTTTATTGCAAAATATGTACTATCATAAGTTACTCCACCAGGAATAACCATTGATCCTTCTTTAAAAATATGACTTCCGAACGATTCTAATTGGTTTTGCAATATTGATTGCAAACCTGTTAATTCTCTTGCTTGAACTGGATATCCAGGTTTAAACAGAACCTTATAAAAGTTATCTGCCTTATCAAAATCATCATAATAAGGACTTATATTTAAGTTAGTCTTTTGTGGCATTTTTCTTTAGAATTCCAGGATGATTTTAACGTCTTCTTTTTGTCGAGTATTTCGAGCAATCGAAGGTCTATTGTCAAGATAAACAATTTCCCCCGATCCTTTATTTATCTCAGGTTTAGATAACCCTTCATTGAAGGTAGTTTCTAAATTAATTAATTTTGTTCCAGAGGGATTTGTACTAATTCCACTAAATCCCGTATCAATAGTTCCTGAGAAAGTAGAACTAGTTCCTTTAACAGCATTAGCACTAGATTCAAATGGATATATTTGACCTGATGTAGAGATACCAGCATAATCAGTTTGATCATTGGTTGTTGTATAATTTAGAGATCTATCTCTAAAATACTTCATAACTTGAGTTTCTTTATCATATGAAGCAACATAAGCACTTGCTTTCTGTGCATCACCATTACTATCAGTAACATTTTGTGTTATTTCCTCACCTATAGTTGGTGTACCTGCAACAGTTTTAAACTTAAAGGCATTCAAAGATGAAAAAGTAGTTCCTGTAAAGGTATTGGAAGTTCCAACCTGAGTTGGATTTTTTACAATACCTACTTGAGCAAACTTAGTATCTGTTGGGAAATCTTTTGTAGAATCATCAAATCTTGCATATATCAGAACCTTATCAGTACCAAGTTCTGTGTAAATGTCATGTCCATGACCAAGAGATGGTGGGATGATAGGAACAAGTTTTGCTCTTTGATTTGATGGGTGCTGAGTGTCTTGTAAAGCACCTAGATCTACAAGAGCATAACTGTAATCTTTACCACCAGAACTTACAGTAACATCTTTAATTACACCAGATACAATATCAACTCTTGCTTTTCCACCAACTCCATCACCAACTATTTTAACTTCTTGACCTAATCCATCAGCATATTTACCACCTGCATTATCAATATAAACATGCTTAATTTGATTATTATTTACTGTAGAATCACCATTCTCTCTTATATTTCTAATTTGAGAGTCTGTGCTAGTTGCCCAACTATTAGGAACTGTGATATATTCTGTTGAATCAAATTTAAGTATGTCTGCTGGAGAAACAGTATACAAATATTTCCAAACATAACCATCACCACTAGTACCAGCTCTAGAAGGTTCCAAATCAGTAAATGTTGGTTCGTCTTGAGAAATATTACCTTTTACATTTTCCCCAGTTGAACCATTAGATATACAAAGATAAACTTTGAAATCTGAATTCATTACATAATAATTTGCACCATATAATCGACTAGACTCTTTTATAGGACTTGGATTACTTACGCTGTAATCATCCCTATAAATTTCATATCTATTACCAGCAGTCCAGTCAACTCTTCTAATAATTCTCCTAATGTTTGCAGAAGAAATCTTCTTACCATACATCATAGTATCACCAACATGAGCATGACGAGAAAAATTATCGACAGGATCGGGTGTATTTGTATTCCAATTAGAATCTCTTCCAAAACCAACCGTGGTTGGATTTGGCAATCCTATAAAAACATAGTATGAATTGTTATCAGATTCTACTGATTCTACAAAGTTATTCGCATTAAGAATTCTAAACTGATCAGTAACAATTGCAGACATTTTTATTAACTAAGACTTTTTTTCTTTATTTATAGTCATTTTTATTGATTAACTTATTTGAATTCTAATAGCACCAGTATTCCTTAAACCTTTCAGTGAAGATCTAGCATAGCTTCTTCTTTGAATTGTTGGGAATGTGCTTAATCCAGAGTCAACAGTTAATCCAGTAACACCTATAGAGATTGGTGATTCTGCTCTAGTAGCGTTATATAACCTACCCCATGATATTTTTCCGTAAGTGGTTGTTAAACCAATATTGGTTGGTTCATCTATATTAACTCCACCTGCGTCATGGAACCCAGTAGCAGCTAATCCAGTAATAACATCATTTGTATTCTTGATGTTACAAACAATTTCACCATTTTCACCAGAGGTATGTGCAATTTCAGAAACCTTATAGATGTTATCCATAAATCCTGATCCAATTGCAATGATTTCATTATCATTCTTATCAACAGATGTAGTTGGATCTCCACCTATACCAGCAGTAAATCTGTTATTGGTTGGTTGAATTGATCCATCATTAAATGGTAAGTATTCCGCAGTAGTTTGTGCTCCACCAACAGTGAATGGTGTGTTTGAAATATACACATAATGACCTGCTTTTAAGTCAGTTGTTGGTTTGTCTGCACGGAAAGCAAATCTTAGTGCCAATGGATGACCATTTGTTCCTGCTGATGTAGAAATACCAGTGATAATACCTGCAAATCCTTGTACATTCTTTATTTCCAATATCTTTTCAGATCCATAATATGCTTGAGGTATTACAACTTGTGGTGGATTGGAATGAGTATAACCTAAACCAATATTTGTTATGTTATATCCAGTAATTTGTCCACCTGTTACCGTAGCACTTGCTTCTGCAAAAGTTGAAATTCCAGTAACTGCATACTTATTTCTTTCAGTGGTTCCAATACCAACTCCAACTGGAGCAGCAATTGATAATGTAATAGCAGCACCAACATATCCACTACCAGGTTCATTGATTACTAATGATTCAATATCACCCTTATTACTTACTATTGCAGTAATTGCAGCACCTACAAAATTAGCAGGTGGTAGTAATAATGCGTCAACAGATTCAATAGAAACTCCATATCTATCTTCTACCTTAAGATGTAATGGTGCTTCTTCATAGAAAAATGCTTCTGCATCATCTACAAAGATTCCATCAGTTTCTTCAACTGTAATTCCTGTAGTAGATCCAATACTTGCAATAATCTTAGCAGTTGGATAAATTTGTGGTTCTAATTGCTCTCTTGCTTTTGAGATTAAATCTCCCTTAATCCAAACATCACTCTTTTGCTTAGTCCAATCTAATGGTTTAGCATAGAATTCTGTTATTCCAACACCAGTGTATATTGTTGTTTCAACTAAATCAGATCCTAATATTGCTTTAACTGGTCTTGTAGTTTCCTGAGTCTCTGTAAATGGTTGTACATTTGGATCTAAGAAATCTGGATGCTTAATAATTTGGATGTCATCTCCAATTTTTATTGTTTCATTTACATCAACTATTTCAATATCAACACCCTCTTCTCCCTTGTAGAAGAATACATCTACTTTATCACTTGCCATTGGTGCTTCAGTGAATGTAAATGTGGTTCCACCTTCAAATTGATATGAAACATTAGGTGTTTGTAGAACTCCATTCACAAATATCAATAATACTGCATTTAAATCTATTTGATCTGATAATGCAGATTCTTCATCAACCTCAAATGATAATAATTGACCATTGAAGAATAATGGGAATCTTCTTCTAGATCCAGTTTGCATAAGTGCAATACTATCAATAAAGTCTAATTCACCAAATTGCCAAGATGAATAGTAATCATTAAATGTTTCTACAACTTCAAGTTCAAACTCTTGAATTGGTCTCTGTAATCTCTTATCAACAACTAATCCTTGAGGTTTAAACTTATCACCAATCTTAAATGAATGACCAGATCTTGCGATTTGGAATTCAGAGATCTCAAACATACTTCTAGCAGCACCAACATTGGTTCTAGCAGCACCAACCGCTACATTCATAAGAAGATTGTTACCAGTATCTGTAGTCCCACCTATACCCAACCTAGAAATACCAACAACAGGCATATTCTCATAAACTGGATCTGGAATATCAAGTTCTGGATTAACATACTTTCCACCACCATTCTTAACAACTAATGATAATGCTCCACCTGTTCCTGCAGGTGATTTTCCTACCATTACTCTAAAGGTATCTGCAGTTGCTTTTCCTACAGGTACTTGATTAGCAAAAATAGGGTCAGTTGTTCTTGGATATGCGTGTAATGATTGATGTTGATCTTGCTCACAAGTAAACACTATTGAATTTGCAGCAATTGTAATATACTCATTTGATTTTTGAATACATCCATTTATTGCAGGTTGAACGAAAGTATGATCATATTTCTCATATGATGGATTTGGGTTTACATTAACTCTAAATGTATTAATCGTAGCATTTGTAATAAACAACCATCTTCCACTAGCATAATCAGTAGGTCTTGGATAATGATGCTTAGTTACATTACCATCTTTAGTGCAAGTAAATGTTAATGAATTATCTTCAATGAGAATCTTATCATTAACAGCAAATCCATGACCATTTTTAGTAACAGTTAGAACACCAGTTGTTTGATTATAAGCAACATTTGAAGGTGTAATTGTACTTGCACCACCAACACCGTGACTAGATTTTACTATTATCAATTCACCTGTTGATGGATCATACTTAGCATTAGTTGGTGTTAAAACTCCACCAGAACCTATAGTAACGCTACCTGCACTAGAACTTACAAACTTATGTTTATTTGTAGCAACTTTAGCTTCAACTACAGCTTCTCTACCACCTCCACCACCAGTACCAACATTAACAGTAAAGCTATTATTAGCGATTCTTTCAATACCCAATGTTACACCTGATGCTGGATCAGTTGTTCTTGGATATGGATGATTACTTCTATGATTATCTCTATCACAAGTAAATATCAATGATTCATCTAAAATCGTAACTGTATTAGATGCCTTTAAAATGCCCCCTGTCACCACTGAATCGAACTGATGGGTATAATTGCCACCTGTGGTTATACAATTGGGTACAGCACTGACAAATGTGTGACGAGTGGTGTTTGTAGAAGGTTGTACTGATAGTACTTGTACAGTAATAGTAGTATCTGTTACAGATTCAATCTTTATCGCAGTATCGTTGTATGGATCTGAAGATCTTGGGTAAGTTTTGGTTGATGTATTATTATCAACATCACAAGTAAATCCTAAAGAATTAGTTGCAATCTTGATACTTGTGTTTGGTGTTAAACTATGAGATCCAATATGCATCTCCATCAAACCAGTTACTGGATCATAATCCACATCAGTTGGTGTGAATGAAACTGTAGGTGATGTTCCTACATCAAGTTTAAAGGTGTTTGTAGTCTTATTTGTAACATTAACCCACTTACCACTAATTGGGTCTGAAGGACGAGGATATGTATGAGTAGATCCATAATTATCCATTTCACACTTAAGTGATATAGAATGATCCTTAATCTTAACTAAATCACCATTAACAAATGGATGACCAGCCATTGTAACTGTTATCTTACCAGTAGATGCACTATAAGCAACACTATCTGCTGTATGTTCTGTTGCTGCTTGTAAATTATGTGTTCCAACAGTTAATACCAATTCACCGCTTTCTGAATGATAATCAACAGTTGATGGTGTGTATTGTGTTCCTGTATTTGCAGTAACTGCATTATTAGCAGAACTTACAAACTTATGTTCATAAAGTATATCAGTAACTCCAATAGCAACTGGTTCACGATAACCAGATCCCATAGTTAAATCATTCCAGAATTCATAAGCAAATCCACCACCGTGGTAGATATGTGGAATAGTTGACATTCCAACTTTTACTTCAAAACTTCTTTCAGATACAATACCAACTAATTGTAAAGGTTTTTCTTTATCCTTTGCATCTGGTCTTTCATCTTGGAATAATGAAGTTGTAACTCCAACATAATTTAAAGAACGAATACAATTAGGAACTGCCTCAACAAAGGTATGAGTATCAGTATTAGTTGGTGATATTCCTAATAGTGCATTAACAGTAAATGTATCAGCATCTACAACAGTGACAGTTAGATACTTATCATGGGCAGGATCAGTGGATCTAGGATAAGATCCATTTCCACCACTACCATAAGTACAACTAAATGTTAATCCTTCCTTATCAATCTTAATTGAATCGCCAGTTGTAAGTTTATGATCAACAATCTTAATTGTTAGAAGTCCTGTTGCAGGATTGTATGCTGTACCAGTGGTAGGTGTTCCTACAGCATAGGTTGGACACTTAAATTCCAATCCTTTCAATTTAACTGTATTAGGAGATCCTAAACCGAATCCATGTACTTTATTGGTAGTAACTGTAATAATACCAGTTGTATTATCATATGCAGCAGTTTGAATACCAAGATTGTACCTAGCAGATGTTCCTACACCAACAACATTAGTAATAGAACCAGCAGCAAATAAATTAGTATTATTCTCTATATCTAATCTAACTTTTGCACCAACTAAAGGAGCATATCCAAGTCCAGGTGTTGAACCCATAGAAACTATCAAACCACCTCTTGGAAGTTGGTTTTGATTAATATCAAACTCAGATTGCATCATTTGACCATTCTCTGAGCTAATACCAGTGAATACTACACTTGATACACCAACATTAGTATCCTGTTCAAATTCGTAGTTATTTCCAGCATTATTAACTGTTAATGGTGTCTGGAACACTCCATTAATGAATAATACTCCATTACCAAGACCAACTCCAGTTATGGTGTTAGCACCACCAACTGTCATAGTATAAGTTCTTCCTATTCCAGTGAAATTATCTGAAATATCATCAAATACCATATTAGTGGTATAATTTTGTCTTAAGAAGGTTCTTCCACTAAATTCTGCTCTCACATAAGGAAGATTGGTTATATTTCTTCTTTCTCTAGTATTTCCTTTTGGTGGATCTAAGAACCAAGCAGTACTATCAACAATATTAAACGATCCTCTATGAACTCTAGCCTCTGATCCGTCTGCGTGTTCTGTTGCTCCAATACCTAAAGATCCTCTTCTTACTCTAACAACAGGTAAAGTGCATATTCCAGCAGCAATATCATCAGATTTATTGATAGTTCCTTGAGGAAGACTTGAGAATCCTATCTGCTCAACCTTCATATATTCTGGACCAACCTTCAATACATCTCTAGGTTGAATAGAACTTATTCCACTGAGAACAAATTGAGGTGTTCCAGAAGTTATAAGTCCAACAAGATTGTGCTCAATTGCGGTATATGTGATTGGTTGTTGAATAATACCATCTAAACCAATAACAGTCTTAGATAACTTCTTAGTCATCTCAAACTTATGAGCATTACCTTCACCAACACCAGTCAATTTAACTGGAAGACCTGAAGTGATATACTCTTTTTGAGTATAAAGTTCTATAGTATTAGAATCAATAGCTTTCACATATACTGTGGAAGGTAGTATATCAGTAACAACACCCACATTATTAGCAGTTGATCCAATTGAAACTCCAGTAGAACCTACACCAACGAAAGTAGATCCAGCAATATAAGTAATCTCTTCATTATTATTGAAGAAGTGATTAGGGATATTAAATCCAGTTTGATCTAATGTTAGATCTGCAGGGTTGAATACCTTACTATAAATTGGAGTTCCTTCGTGTGTAAGTTCAAAATTAACTTTATTTGCTCTAGTTCCATTTACACCATCATAAGAATCTAAGAATATACTTTTTTCTAATGGTCCATATTTTAATGAAGAAGGTTCATTTGCAAAATCATTCTCAGTATTAAGAACTTCATTATATGCCTGAACTTCAATTAAAGTAGTTTGAGAGGTATCTGGATAGAAATTAAGCTCATTATAGATTCCATTATCAACAGTTCCAAATGTACCTAAACCACTAGTAGTAGCACCTGTAAATGGATACTGAATAGTTGTTGTATTATCACCATCTTGAATAGAAACAATCTGGTGCATAGCAGAACCACCAGTTTCATTAGATACTCTTACATAAGATTTAACTGAAGAATCAATATCTTTTTGAGTTCTGGTAACTAGTATTGGAGTAGAAGTTCCAGTATGATATGTTGATTCTAATCTACCACTTCTTTCTGCACCTACAGGTTGTCCAGGAACTGCGAATCTATAAGTTCCAATTCCTGCAGTTGTAGTACCTAGTCCAACAATATTTGAACTGACATTAATTACTTGCTTAGTCTGGTTTTCACATTCAAGATAAATTGTTCCAGAATCAAGTCTAGCAGTTAAAACTCCAACTTGAGATGAACTATAACTTATGTTTAAAGTATCAATGTAAGATTCTGTATAATAAAGATTACTTCCATCAAAATCAACAATAATTTCACCATAATTTAAATCTTTAGTAATATCATCCTGTAAAACAACTGTTGCAAATAACCCATTAAAATCAGTATGATCAAATTGTGCTAAGATTGTAGTTGTAAATCCAGAAACAACATTATTACTATCAGTATCTGCGATTGCAACTTTAACATTAGATGCCTTAAAATCAATAGATCCTATAGTATCAATTCCATCAACAACTGCATTAGTAGTAAAATCTGTTTTATAGATCTTAATATCATGATCTCTGTTATATCTTTCGACTGGATTAAAGTTTAAAGTCTTTCTTTGGAATGTATCAGAAACTGCTTCAAAATCACCTAACTTCTCATATGTCCAATCAGAACTCTTTTCTACCAAGAAAGCATCATTAGTTGTAGTTAAAACAACCAAATCAGACAATTGAGCATCATTAGTATCTGCATCTACAACTTGGATGAGATATCTTGCAAAATTGGTATCTATTTCTTCAATTTCTGTAAATAAGTCTTGTAATCCCTTACTTGAGAACTTATTACTAATATTATCATGAAGAAGAACTCTATTTGTTTTGCATTTTGTATAATCTGTTAACTTTAGATTTTCAAAAGTAACAAATTTAGATTTATTACCTCTAGTATCATAATCTTTAGCAAGATCAAAATTGTTAATAGTATCTACTCTTCTTTCTCCCATAACATCAACAACAATTGATGGTACTGAAGAAACACTGGTTCCTACACCAACATTACCAACAACAGTTTCTATTGATGTGTCTGCAAAGTTCTTTAATCCAGATGGGTGTACTAATCTGTTTACTGGATCAACAAATTGATCCCAAGTAATTGGACTCTTAACAGAATATGAAAGATTCTGGAAATAATCATTATTTGGAATTACTTGAATATCTTCATTCAATTTACCACTATCATCTATCCATCCATATTCTTGGCGATTTGCATAATCAACTTCAAACCTTGCTTTATTTTCAGTTAAAGATACTACAGTTGCAGAAACATTACTGGTTTCGCCTTTTATTCTCTGTCCAACCTTAAGTCTAAATGTTCCATCAACTTTAATGAAATCATCCCTTGTATCAGCAACTATTAAATCCTTAGAAAGGAATATATCATTCTCTTTAACAAGAATAGGTTCGTTTATTATAAATGATCCTCTTTCCTGAACAGATTCAAGAATTGGATAATTATTCTTATTAATAATGCTTGCATAACCAGATTGATAGGTTTTAGCAATACCTGGATTAGTTGTTAAACCACTTATACTATACTTTAATACTGCTGGATCGGAATTAACAAAATCCTCAACTTTAAAGAATCTAAATTGATAGTTTGCTGAATTATAACCATCTCCACCAGTAGCAACACCAACAGAAACATTACTCTGCGTTCCAATACCTGCTTCACCAAATAATTCAACACCTTCAACAAATACTTCATCTCCAGTTGCAAATGGAGAAACTCTAAAACCACCAATAGGTGTTTCTAATGTACAAGTGACGATTCCAGAACCACCACCCTCCATAGAGTTAATTCCAATACCATTTGAATTATTAATAGTAATAATTTTATGATTTACAGAATTTAATCCCTGAACAGGAGCAATTACCTCAACTTCAGATATAGTCTGATTTGGTACTTTTGCTAATAATGAAGTGTCATCAACAACTACATCATTCTCAGGATCATATACAATAATATCAGGAGCACTTAGATATTCATTACCACCATCAGTAACAGTTATTGAAACAATACTATCTAAGTTGTCAATTCTAACTACTGGAGAAACAAATGCTTCAGGACTTAATGTTCTATCTGAAGAATATTCATAACCAATATCAACTATCCTTACATTATTAATTCTACCAACAGAAGTTGATAATGCTACAACATTAGCATTTTTTCCATTAAGACTAACAATTGAAGAGAATTTTGGAAGTTGCTTATAATCAAATCCTTTTGAAATTACTTTAATCTCTTTTACAGGTCCAAGAACTGACTTAGATTCTGTGGCATATTCAATTGTATCGCATTGATCTTCTTTATATGATAGAAGTTCTGGAATTGATCTTGGAGAAACTTTAAATGTATCAGAAGTTATACCAAAAATCTTATAATCACCACTATATGCACTATCAACAAAATTAATTTCAGAATAATTTGGAATTGTAGTATCTGCTGTGCTGATATATCCAGATTTCTCTAATGTATAGTATAACCTAGAAGGTGTTGTTTTTGAGAATGCAAGTGATATTGTTGATTCAGTTCCAACACCAACAGTACCTACACCACTTACATTGAAATTATTATCATCTTGAGCACTAATAAATTCATTCTTGAATTGTTGATCGTAGAATACCTTTAATTCATATCCAAATAAAGAAGAGTCAGAAACATTAAATGTTAACTTAGAATTCTTAATTACATCTATTTGTGGATTAATTGCAGCAATTGTGTGGTCAACAGCACCAGTAGAAGAAATACCAATTAATAATGGTGGATCTACTTGAACATCTTTTAAAGTTTTAGCTACACTAAATTCATTTCTGTTTAACTCATAAACAAAATAAGTACTAGAAGTTGATAATCCACCAACAGAATCTGCGTGAGCATAATTGCTATCATAGAATATCTTATCTCCAGTCGAATACCCGTGATCTTGGACTGTAATACTGTTTCTTTCAGTATTAATTCCTGTAGAAGTAAATCCAACCCTATTAACTAATATAAGTTCATGCTCTTCATTGTATATCAATGATAATGGAGCAGTGCTTCCTACACCAACAACAGTGTTTGGAATTACATTTAGAGTTACTACATCACCATTTGATAAATTATGAGATTCTGTATTGGCAATTGCAATCTTTGTAGTAACCTTAGATACAATCTTATCAATATCACCTGTAACTTGATCAAAAGTTGATTCTAAAAGGTATTCATAATCATCAGATTCATTACCTTTGAAGAATAATCCTTCACTAGTAGTTGCAGCACCAACCTGAGTAACTAAACCAACATAGTTTTGACCTTTATTAATTGCATAAACAGTCGAACGATCAGTAGTTACATTAGGTAAACTAAAGTTAAGAACTGCTTCCTCAGTATCACCAACGATTAAAGAGTTTGCAGTCCCTCTCTTACTGAAAATTAACTTCTGACCAGTCTTGAATGGATGATTTGGCAGATAAATTGCCCTAGTTGGAATAGAAACTTCACTTATAGTATCACCAATCCTATATTCCTTTGTAATACCACCACCAACAGTAACACCAGTTCCTACTGAATTCTTTGCATTGAAATATACTTTATCATTTAATTTTGACTCAAACTGTTTAGTTTTAACTGGTATACTAATATGACTGTTTAATACATCAATACTAGAACTATAAGTATGGGCAATTCCAGGTCCAAATCTCTTAACTCTTAGAATTGATCCCATATCAAAGATGTTCAATACTTTAACCAACTCATCTTGATCTATTTTTAAAGTAGAACCGATAGAAACAGTATCTGGTATAACATTCACATAGATATCATCAACTCTACCAGCAACAATTGCATTAGAAGTCATTGATTGTGCTAAACCAATTCTATTGGTGCTTATACCAACTGAGAAAGAATCTGTAAGATGTACAATAGAACTACTAAGTCCAGATACAGATATTACATCATTATCATTTAACTCAATAAATGGTAAGTAATGTGCTTGTACTTCCTTATTATTTTTCCAAGTAAATACTGCATTTTCAAATGATTCTAATTCAGTTTCAATAGAAGAAACACCTAAACCAGCAATACTCTTAACTTGTCCACGAAGTCCAGAACCACTAGTTCCAGAATTATCAAAAACAGTAAAGTCACCAACTTGATATCCACTACCACCATCTAGAACTTGCAATCCATCAATTTCACCAACAGTTACAGATTCTATTCTACTTAACTGCCTTACACGCTCATTAGATTCTATAATAAAATCATTATTTGCATTAGGATCGCCAACCTTATATGGGAATGTATTTCTAGCAAATGATGTACTATTAAAGTCAAATGAATGTGATAAAGTAGTATTTGATGATATGAAAGGTGAACGATAAGTATTACCAATAAAATATGGGTACTTAGGTTCTAATTTTCCAATATTTGGACCAGACATTGCAGTAGTAACACCTGCAAAGTATGCATATACACCATTTGGAAACTCTGGAGTCTTACAGAATCTTCCATTATGAACATCTAAATCTCCTGTAGAGTTGAAATAGTAATCATCAGTGAAGAATCCTTCATCGAATCCACTTGGTCTATTCTCAACTTGAGTCATATCCAGTTCATATCCTGGATTCATTAATCTAACTGTTGGACCTAACTCATCTGATGCAGAAAAACCAAAAGGTCCATAAATTGGATTTCCATCAAATGCCCATCCAATAATAGGAGAATGTGATGATGCATTATCATTAAAAGTATTTGCTATATCTTCGTTATATCCATATAAACTGAAATATAATTCTTCATCAGTACCTTCTAATGCATATGTACCAAATCTCTTTCTACTATCAACAGTTAGTTTTCTAACTCTAGGCTCAAATAGTGCATTTTTTCCAGTTGATTCTACATAAAGATTTGTTTGTGCAGCAGTATATCCAATACCACTATTAATTACTACAACATCTGTTAATTTACCATCAGTAATAACAGGTCTTAAGATAGCACCACTACCACTAAGACCAGTAGTTGTAATACCAGTTGTTTCTACTGAAATTGATGGTAATGAGAAATAATCCCTTCCTCTGTTTAACACTTGAACATCAAGTATCTTACCATCTACTATGATTGGTTTTAATTCAGCATCTCTTCCTATTTTGACTTCTACAACAGGATTTTTTTCGTGATTAAGGATTGTAGATCCATAATTATCTCCCTCTTCATACAAATACGCTTGAGATATTTCTCCAGTAACAACAGGAGTGAAATTAAATGATCCTGTAACTGTTGATGCATAAGAAACCTCACAATTTACAGAAATATCAGGATATTTAAATGACTGTAGACCAGAACCTGTAGAAGTTAATCCAACATACTCACCTCTATCATAATTTACCTTTGATGGTGTAGTACTAATTCCTGCATCTGCTAATCTAAATGAGTGATCATCGATCTTCATTATGTAATAAGCCTTAGATGTGCTTAATCCACCAATAGAAACATCTGCAGATGAATATTCAACAAGATCTGCATTAGCAAACCCATGATTTTTGAAATTTATAGTATCAAACGCTACAGAAACTGCTGATGGTTTTATGTGTAGGTTTCTATATGAATATCCAGAACCAGCATTTAAAACTTTAACTGATTGTAATACATTCTTAGTAGATGTTCTGAACTTATGAATACCACTTGCATTAGTAGCAGTAGATAATCCAATAGTATTGATGCCTGTCATTGCATCTTCATAAGAATTATAAAGACGAACAGTTTTTGTGTTAACAACACTAACATTGTATGGAGCACCAGTTGCTAATGTTCCATCTGAAGTATTTGTAGTATCAAATGCAGGACCTATACCAAGATTGGCATTACCGTTGCTATTATAGTAAACTACCTCACCATTTGATAAATTATGCTCCGTGGTGAATGTGATTGTTTCCTGTGCAATCGATAAACCACCAGCAAAGAATACATCTCTACTATCAAAAGATAATTCACGAACTCTTTTACTTACAACAGGTTCTAATCGACATCCAATACCATTACCACCAGTAATAGAAACTGAAATTACATCATTTATATCAAATTCGTGTGGATCTACGAAAATATTTTTAACAGAACCACTAACAACTGGTTCTAATAAAGCAGTTGTACCTGAACTTAATGTACTATTATCAACAATAAGTTTAGGTGGGTTTATGACATCATACCCAGTACCACTATTATAAACTTCAATAGAAGTTAATGGTCCATAGAAAACATAATCTTCTGATATTGGTGTTCTTATCTGAACACCATCAATCATCATACCAATATCATTAAGTGGTGTTTCTCCTTTACTCGCAACAAATAAATCTTGATATAATGGGAATTTTCTTAAAACTTTATTTGGTGCTAACTTTCTATTATTTTGAGACAGTTTAGTAAAATTATGATTACCTACTAAAGGTTGTAAATCTAATTTAACATTAGTTGCAGTACCAATCAGTCCTCTAGAGAGGTATAATTTAATTTTTCCTGGATCTATAACTAAAACTTCAACATAATAAGTCTGACCTGATACTAATCCTGGAATTGCTGTGCCATCTGTAGTATATACAAGTGAATCACCTGTAATAAATTCAATAGGATTATCAAACGTAACTTCGTTATATTTTTCAAGGTCTACATCATAACCTGTAATATGAGTAGAATCTGCTGTTGAAATTCCAGACTTTATAATATTAGAACTTATAGTATAACTTGGTAATGAGTTTGAAGCAACATAACCATCAATATCACCATCAACATAAACATTTAATACATCAGAAAGAATTTCATTATTTCCATCTTTAAGTTCAAGACCAGAACTAGTAGATTTTTTTAATTTTCTTAGAATATCATAATCTTTTAAAGGATCTGGAGTAAATCCACCAACACCAGTTAAAGTTACAGTTTTTGTAAAACTATTAATCGAAAATACAATCGCATTAGATTGTGCAACTGTATTAGTATTCCTTTCTAGGATATCAACAATATCATCAACCTTTAAACTTGATTTGTCAATATCCGTCTCTAAAACAAAATCTGGTTTATTAATAATCCTTATTGAGAATCTACAAGATGTGTTGTATATCCAAGAATTGGCAAATATTTGTTTATAAGTGTAGTCAGAATCAGGATTTAATATAGATTCACCAACATTCTTAACATATACATTTTCACCCTCTTCAACTAATGAAATATCTGAAACTGGTATAAACTTAGAAAGAACTCCAGTAGTTCTTAACTCTACCTTTTTCTCTAAATCTCCATCCTCATAACCAAATATAACCTCATCCGATCTTAAATCAGATCCCATACTAATATCATTAGTATTGCCAGTACATCCAAAGAACTGATTAATACTCTTTGAAGTATAGGAAATAGTTTGACCACCACATAAAACTGTTCCAGTATGTTCAAAACCGACTGTTGAATCAACTGAAATGATGGGTGAATTTGCTGGTGTTGCTTCTAGAACTCTAGTTTTACCTGGAATTGTAAAGGTTCCTTCAATTAGATCTCTATCATTAAATCCAACAAACAAAGAAAGTTTGTAATATACCTTATTTTCTCTTGTTAATATCTCAACTTCCGAAACAGAAGCATTTGTTCTTAAATCAGTAGACTTGTAAATTGTCTGACCCACTAATTGAGATGGATCACCACTGATTGGATCTGCAATTATAACCTCTCTACGAATAAATTCAGCGTCAGATGGTTTAACTAAACGCTCTTCTAAATCTAATACTTGAGATTCTACACCATAAAGAACTTTAAATAGTATCTTTATAGATTCTTCAATACCTTTTGATTGATAAAAAGTTCTTGCGTGTTTAATGAAGTTACCAACATCAAGATCTGGAGTAAAGTCATTATCCTCTAAACCAGGTAAAAATGTTCTTTTTAACTTTTTATAGAACTCTTGAATGAAAAGTACACTTAAATTAGTAACTGATTGTGTACCAGCAACATCTGCAGTATGCTCCGCAGCAGTTGTATTCTCAAAAACTAGACTTTCTTTATTGACATCATCAATAAAAGAAGAAATACCTACATTATAACCAGTAATACCACTAAATCCACGAATACATCCTGTAAATGATGTATCAGTCTTACTAGTATAGGTAATAATTTCATCATCAATCTTTAAAAGACCATATTCAGCAGGATATCCCTTTGTTGAAGAAACCTTAATAGTAGTAGAAGCACCTGAAATGTATTCAGAAAGGGTAGTTACACCAACTACAACCTCTGGAACTAGGTTATCAACCTTGATATACTGATCAAAGTTGCTAATTAGGTCAGATGGAGCACCTTGTGCCTCTTGTGAAATATAATATTGCTTAAAAAACTCAGTTGCCTTGGGAAAGTCACTAATTAAAAACTCAGGTAACTGACTTTCAATTATTTTATTGACTTTTACTCTATTATCGACATTTAACATACTTTATTCCCTTTCCAATTTCCCATTTGAGTAACTTGAAGTGTAATAATCTCTAGAGAATACAACGCCCGATACATCTTCGCCCGAAGCAATTACATCCTTAACCATATTTATCTTAGTATTTGAAACATCAAAACTTAGGTATAAATCCTTCAATCCAATAACATCATTGGAGTCTGGGAATGCCTGTATCTCAACTATATCGTTAACAGCGTTTGTTTCTGTTATATTAATAGTATTTAATAGAATTTCACCTTTCTTATAATCAACAGTTCCTATTGATTTAACTATAACCCGTAGTTCATTCTTCTTATCTCGTGAAATCGCACTTAATACTCCCATATGACTACCATCAAGATCACCTTTATCATTCTTGTTAGGAACATCAGTTAAGAAGACAACTTCATCTGAACCAGAAACCTTAAATCCAGTACTCTTAATGTTAAATCCTTCAGGATTAATGTGGAATCTATTGCCAAAGCATAATTCATACTGTGCAAATTGATTGACCAGTACTTTCATATCCCTTCTAATCTTAACTTTAGTAATATTAGAAGTAATTGCAGAATCAACTCTGTCAATTAATTGAAGTGCTTTACTATACTTAAATCTACCACCAAACTTATTAATATCAATATTCTTAGAATAATCTGATAAAGTACTAGTAATGGTTGATTTTAAATTATTTGAATTTGAAACCTTAGAAGAATCGTAATAGATTGTACTGTCCAATTCAACATAAAGAACCTTAAGATCAATAATGTCTGCATTAATACCAGCAATTGAATAACTCTTAAGTTTGTTTTTTATCTGCTGTTTATCAAAATCTGATACATAAGTACCATTTTTAGGTTTGATACTAATCTGAACCTTACCAAATTGAGGTGGATCTAATTCTTCACCACCAACTACAGCAACTGACTCTGTTCTAGAGTAAATTGATTGTATAATTGCCTCATAATCCCTTGCTGTAACTGCCCTATACTGTGCTGAGTACAGTCTAGGTGCGAAATACTTAATAGAGGAAAGGTCTTCTTGTTCAGCACCGTTAGAAGCGTTCTGAACGGTAGTTACTAAAATACCAGAATCAGGAATAACAGTTAATGCAGAGGTATCATTAGGGGTTTTATTAGTAAAAACGCCAGCAAAATCAAAATTTCCTGTAGAATTTGCTTTACCACCTGCACCATTACCCTCTTCACCATCAGTAATAATGAATCTAACAGTAACAATTGATCCATTTTCTAGTTTTTTACCAAAATAACCATCACCAAAGAGTAATTCATACTTTTCATCCTGTACTTCTTGTATAAAGAAGATCTCAGAGTTCTTATTAATGCTTAAAATGTTGTCTATCTTAGCATATTCTCTTCCAATACCTGTATCTGCAGGTCCAGAAACATAAACCTTAATAGAATTGGCATCAATATCACTATTTGAGAGAATATATCTTTGATCTTTTGATGTATTGATCTGAAATCTCTTCTCTAACAGTGTTCCTTGTAAAACTTCTATGTTATTAAAGGTTGCTGCACCATTAATTAATGATGCAGTATGTGGTTCAACGGTTGAAAACCTATATGTAGTGTCATTTGCCTCTCCTACACACACTAAACCTGGTTTTAAGTACAGTCTATCTGCAGAATTGGCACTTTCCACATTAAATGAAATCGTTGCCTTTGCAGCAGTTTTTGAACGGGGTACATAACCTATGTTACGGGCAAGAGAAACCACATTTTCCCTTATAACTGCAGAGTCTAGGAAGGTTTCATTCGCAACTAGGTTAGCATTAAAGGCATTAATATAGGTATTATAGGCAAGTGTATCAATTAGGACGCTAAAGTTAGAACCCTCAAAGTCAAAATCGGAGAAATTGCTATTGGCACGAAGATAATCTCTTATTTGAGCCTTGATTTCGGTAAAATCTAAATTGGCAAACTGAGTGAATGACATATTATTATCTGGTTGGTTCTAATAGGAAAGTAAATGACTGAGTTGGTGCTCGTAATCCAACAATATCGAATATAACAACTACATTAAAGGCATTATTATCAGGATAAGGATCTAATTCAACTCTTAAGTTATCAACTCTAGGTTCATAACGCATTACTGTCTCATTTATCTGATCTTCAATCACCATTGTGAGTGTAGGTGTAAAGTTTTCAAATAAACTTGCACGAATACTAGTTCCAAGTTCTGAATTAAAGAATCTTTCGGTAGGAATAGTCTCTACTAAGTTCCTTACCGATCTTACAATCGCACGTTCATTCTTCAATACAGGTAGATCTTTTGTCACTGGATGTGGTTCAAAAGCAAAACTAATATCTTTAAATGATCTAGACTTTCGTGTTATTGACATCGAAAAGGCAATATTTAGTACTATTTACATCTTTTATTTATGACAGAAACCAGACATTAAAAAACCCCCTTTCGGGGGTGAGGGTTATTTACCTTGTCCTCTGTATCTTTTCTGTGCTTTATTTCGAGACGAAGCGGAGTACTTAGTATGTTTTCCGTTTCCTTGTCGAGTCTTCTTCGGGATTGATTCTAACTCAACATTTCCCCATACACCTGTGGTGGTTCTTACTGCCAT